ATTTATTATTATGAAATATGACTCAAACATTCAAACATATTACTTGGATATCAGCTCCGACTTCAACGATGATAGTGAGGTGGACTTCATCGCACTCGTTGACAAGCCTGCAATTCAAAAGAATTTCTTAAAGTTTGCTGACTCATTTAGTGACTATCCAAAAAGTGTAAAGAATACTGCTCAAAAGGCTTTAGATTGGGCAGAGGAAAATGGTTGGGGTACTTGTGGTACTCCGGTAGGTAAAACAAGAGCTAATCAATTAGCAAGTGGAGAGCCAATATCTTTAGACACAATCCAAAGAATGTACTCTTATTTAAGCAGACATAAAGTAGATTTAGAAAGCTCTAAAACCTACGAAGATGGTTGTGGTAAATTAATGTACGATGCTTGGGGTGGCGAAGCTGCTTTAACTTGGGCAGAAAACAAACTAACGAGTATTCAAAAAATGAAATTCTCAATCAATGAAGATGAGCAAATAGTTTCTGGTCCTTTAATGTTAAGCGACACTCCGATTTACAGATTTGATGCAAACGGAGAGTATTACGTTGTATTCAATGCTGCTACTATTCAAAAGATAGTACAAAAGTATTTCCAAAAGGGATACCAAGCAAACGTAAACTTAATGCACGATCCAATGCAAATAGTTGATGGGGTTACTTTATTTGAGAGCTTTATTACTTCAAAGAAAAGAGGCATACAACCAATGGTTGGATTTGAAGATGCTCCGGAGGGTAGTTGGTTTGGTAGCTTTAAAGTAGATAATCCAGAAGTATGGGCATCTATTAAAAACGGAGATTTCAAAGGCTTCTCGGTTGAGGGTTTATTTAAGTATAAAAGACCGGAAGAAATGAAAGCCGAGCAAATAAAAGCTCAAATTAAAAACTTACTTGAACAAGTTAAGTTGCACTAAAATTATTGTTCACTAATTAAAATAAAATATATCATGCACCCAATTGATTTCGTAAACAAAGTAAAAGAGCTATTTAACGATGCTCCAATTGCTACAGAAAGTCAAGTTGAGTTTGTAGAGTACACTTTAGAAAATGGTACTACAATCAACGTAGATAAGTATGAAGTAGGTGGCGTAGTTACTTTAGCTGATGGAACTTTTGCACCTATGGGAGAGCACATTTTAGCAGACAAATCTGTTATCATCGTTGATGAAAACGGAGTGATTGTTGAAATTAAAACTCCAGAGGTAGAAGAAGAAATGCCGGAAGTAGATGCCGAGCAAGAATTAAAAGAAAAGATTGCTAAACTTGAAGAAGAATTAGCAGCTACTAAAGGTCAATTTGAAGAGCAATCTGCAAAATTGGTAAGCCAAGAGGAAAATGCTTTAGCAATGTACTCTAAATTTGAAGCAGCTATTAAAGATTTAGCTTCTGCAATTGAGGGTTTAGCTACAACTGCTACTGCTGATCCAATTGATGCTCCAAGTAGCTTTCAAAAAATTGAAAAGAAAAACGAAAAAATCAGCCGCTTCTTAGAAATGGCTAAAAAAGTAAAATAATCAAATAACAATTAAAACTAAAAAAAATGTCATTTAACGTAAGTGCTTTAGCTAACTACACTACAGAAAATCAAGATTTGTTAGTGTCTGCTGCCGTATTAGGCGCAAAAACTGCTACTTTGATCAAAAATCAAGGTAACGTAATGGTAGGTGTAAAATCTGCTGAAAAAATCAACATCATGGATACTGATGCAGTATTCCAAGCTGGTGGAACTTGTGGCTTCAACAATAGTGGTACTACTACTTTCACTCAAAGAACTGTAACTATTGGTAAAATCAAAGTTAATGAGTCTCTTTGTATCAAATCTTTAGAAACTAAATATCTTCAAAAAGCATTACCGGCTGGATCAATGTATACTGAAATGGTTTATGCTGAAGATTATTCTAACTTAAAAGCTGCTAAAATTGCTGCTCAATTAGAAACTGCTTTATGGCAAGGTGATACTGCTTCTGGTAACGCAAACTTAAATAAATTTGATGGTTTAGCTAAATTGGCTGCTGCTGATGGTACTGTTATCTTAGCTAACACTACTACTTTCTTACCAGCTGCTATCACTACTGCAGTAGGTATTACTACTTCTAACGTAGTTGCTATAATGGATGCAGTTTACAGAGCTTTACCGGCTGAAATCGTTGCTAAAGATAGCACTAAAATCTTCTGTGGTCAAGATGTATTCCGTACTTACACTATCGCATTGAAAAATGCTAATATGTTTAACTATGCAGTAGATGTAAAAGCTGATAGCTCATTCTTCTTACCAGGTACTTCAATTGAAGTTATTGCTACTCCAGGTTTGAACGGTACTTCTAAAATCTACTCTACTAACTTAGAGAACTTATTCTTAGGTACTGACTTATTGAACGAAGAAGAAAGATTTGAAATCTTCTACGCAAAAGAAGCTGATGAAGTACGTTTCGTAAGCGAATTTAAAATGGGTGTGAACTATGCGTTCGGTACTCAAATGGTTGCTTTCGTATTAGTATAATAAAATTATAGTGGGGGTTTAAATACTCCCACTTTTCTTCTAAAATCTTAAATTATTAAATTATGCCATGTGCTTTAACTCAAGGGTTTATACTGGACTGTAAAGAGTCTTTAGGTGGCGTTAAGTCGGTAAGATTTGTAGAATTTGACAATGTTGCTTCAATAGCTTATGCTGCTGGAGTTGCTACATTAACAATGGTTGCTTCTAAAAAATTCTGGAAGTATAATCAAGTTCGTGAAACTTCATCTTTTACAGAAACAATAACTGCTAACGTACAAAACGGAACTATCTTTTATCAACAAGAAGTTACTGTTATTATTAACAAATTAGCTGCAGCTACAAGAAACGAAATCTTGTTACTTGCTAAAAATAGATTGATGGCTATCGTTGAAGATATGAATGGTGCATTTTGGTTAATTGGTGCAAAAAATGGTTTAGATATTACTTCTGGTAATTCTGCTACTGGTACTGCATCTGGCGACAGAAATGGCTATACTTTAACATTCCAAGCAATGGAAGCTGATCCTATGTGGTCTGTATCTGCTGGAGCAATAACTGCTATCACAAACTAAGGTTGTTCGTAGTTGTATATAAAAGAGGGGTGGTTTTTACCACCTCTTTTTGTATTTTTAGAGGTTTGCCTATTTACTAATAGAATGGTACTAAACGTTGACAATCCTACTAATTTTATCTTCACTCTAAATGAAAAAGAAACGAGTGCATGGGCTTATTGGTATTTTCAGTTTACTAATGTGGTTACGAAGCAAGTAATAACTGTAGTAAAATTGAGAAGCACCGATTTAAGTCCTTATCCTAATAGATACAATGAATTTCCTTATGCTTTTTTCAATGCTTTAACAATAGGGCAATGGAATTATTTAGTATTTGGCTCAAATTCTGGAGTAGCTACAACCGGTCAAGAATTGGAAGTTGGTTTAGTAAGGGTAATTGACAATGATACAGTATTTACAACTAACGAAACATTAAATACATATGTAGTTTATGGATAATTTCAGTATATTAACATTTGCAGAAGCAAGACAACCGGACTATAAAGAGAAAAAGGGAGTAGGTTATTATGAGTATGGTCATATGAATGACTACCCAGAATACTTATTAGAGCTTTATAAGAAATCTGCAAAGCACCAAGCATTAATAAAAGGTAAGATTAATTATATCTGTGGCAATGGCTGGAAAGCTGGTGATGTTTACGGAGAGCTTTTTATTAAACACGCAAACCAAGTAGAAACACTTGAGGAAGTAACTAAAAAGATAGTAACTGATAATGAGCTTTTTGGTGGCTTTTATCTTCAAGTTATTTGGTCAATGAATGGCATGATCTCGGATATTTACCATGTAGATTATTCTAAAGTTAGAACTAACAAAGACAACACAGAGTTTTGGATTAAAGACAATTGGAAAGATAGACACGAGGAGGTTAAAGTATATCCGGCATTTAATCCCAACTTCCCTAAAGGAAGCCAAATCTTATTTGTAAAAGAATATAGAGCTGGTATTAGCATTTATCCTTTGCCATCTTATTTCGGTGGTTTGAATTATATTGAAAGTGATATAGAGGTAAGTAAGCACGTTTTAGGTAATGCACAAACTGGCTTTACTCCAAGCAAATTAATTACTTTACCTAACGGAGAGCCAAATCCAGAAGAGAAAAGAATTATTGAGCGTAAGTTTGAGAATAAGTTTACAGGTAGTGATGGTAAGAAATTCCTTTTGTCATTTGTAAACGATAGTGGCAGAAAGCCTATTATAGATGACTTGGGTGCAAGTGATTTAACTAAAGAAGATTTCGGTCATGTAGATGAGTTGATTAGAACAAACATTTATGTAGCTCATCAAATTACTACTCCGGCTTTATTTGGTATTGCAGAGCCTGGCAAATTAGGGACAAGACAAGAGATGCGTGATGGATATGAGATATTTAAAAACACTTATATCAATTACAAGCAAAGACAAATTGAAGCAGTTATTAACATGATAGGCAGTTACAGAGGTGTAAAAGAGCCAATGTACTTGATAGCAGTTGAGCCAATAGGTATTGAATTTGGAGAGCAAACAATAGCTGCAGTAGCACCTAAAGAGTGGATATTAGAGAAGTTGGGTATTGATATGAGTCAGTATCAAACACAACCACAACAAATGAGCGATGAGTTTATATTTGAGGAGTTTGGCGAATCAAGTGAGAATTTCCAAGTATTCAAAAAGAAAGCAAGATTTGATGAATATACCGATTACGAATTATTTGCAACTATAAACCAAACTAAAGCTGATATACTTGACTTAATAAGCAAGGATAAAAGAATAACACCGGAAGTAATTGCAGATACTTTAAAAATTGATATTGATGTTGTAAATAGAAATATTGAGGATTTAATTAAAAGTGGTAGTTTAGCTCAAGGAACGGAGAACGGAGTTTTAATTCATGAATTAACTGCTCCTTTAAAGGACTTAACTAAAATAGAGCCAGAAACTAAATCTTTTATGATTAGATACTCTTATGAGTGGAAAAATGATATACCGATTACACAAAGAGATAGTGAAAAGCACCCAAGTAGAGAGTTTTGTAAACGATTAATGTCTTTAGATAAATTCTATTCAAGAAGTGATATTGAGCAAATTAGTGCAAGATTAGGTTATTCAGTATGGGACAGAAAAGGTGGTTGGTGGACTATGCCAAGTGGCGAACATTCTCCAAGCTGCCGACACGAATGGAAAAGCAATATCGTAATGCGTAAAAACAAATAAAAATGAGCAAGAACATACTTATAATTAGTCCTAATTCAATAAAAGAGCGTAGTGGTTTAGCTGGTAACGTAGATGAGAAACTACTTTATCCAGAAATCAAAACGAGCCAAGATATGTACATACATCCGGCTCTTGGTACTGCTCTTTATAATCGCATTCTTACTGGTATTCAATCTAATAACTTAACTTCGGCAGAGGTTACTTTAATCAACGATTACATTGCAGACACTTTGGTATATTATGTATTAAGCGAGTTAAGTGTAGAATTAAACTTCCAAATGTACACGAAAGGTACAGTACAAAAAACGGGAGATAATACTACTCAACCATCAATGCAAGATTTGTTAGATATTTCAGCAAGATACAAAACAAGAGCAGAGTTCTACAAAGAGAGATTAATCAATTATTTAAAATACCAAGCTTCAATAGGTAACTTACCTTTGTATATTAATCCAGGAAGCACGATTGAAACGATACTACCGGATAATGATGCTTATACAAGTTCTATATTTTTAGATGATTGTTACGATAGAAAAAGAACGTTTGAAGAGAAGTATCAAGGCAACATATTTAGAAACTGCAACGATTGCTAATGGCAAAAAATTATAACAATAAAAATGTTGAGAAGTTAAAACTCTTCTTGGCTAAAATTGAAAAAAATGACACTAAACCAAGTAATACAAACAATAAGCTCGTTAGGGGAAAGTCATAAGCAAGTCAAAACAGTTTTTTTCGGAGACACGTTTGACTTTTTAGAGCAAGGGGATAATAACTATCCAGCTATGTTTTTTAACATTGCTAATGGCTCTATAAGTGGCAATGTGATGACTTTTAATGTTGAGTTATTTACTTTGGATAAAACCTTACAAGACCAAACCAATGTAGAGGATGTAAAAAGTGACTGCATTCAAATAGGTGGGGATATACTTTCAGCTTTAAAATACAATCAAGAAATTCGTTTAGGCGATGTTTCTTTTGATGTGGTTGAAGAGCAAACTCCGGACTATTTAGGTGGGGCAAGATTTAGCTTTACTTTGGGTGTAGATTTTGTATATAACGAGTGTCAAATTCCTAATTAATCCTATTTAAAATAAAATACAATGGCAAATTTTAAGAGAGAAACGAATGATCAAGCAGCTGGTGCGTTAAGTATAACGAAATCCGATAGTACTGTTCTTGATTTGACTGGTGGTCTTTATATTGGAACTGGTGGAGATGTTGCAGTAACTATGGGTAATGGTGGAGTATTCACATTTAAGAATGTGGCTAATGGTACTTTCATGCCTATCCAAGTTATTAAAGTAATGTCTACTAACACAACTGCTTCCGATATAATCGCTTTATACTAATGCTGAACATAATAAAAAATACAATTAATAGGGTATTTGCATCTGGGGTGGACTCGGATGCATCTGCTTTTATTACTGCTACTGGATTGAGTGGTACAACACAAAAATCTGCTATTACTACTTTAGTAAAGGACTTAAAGAGTTCTGGCTTATGGAGTAAGATGAAAGCAGTATATCCAATGGTTACTGATAATAGAAATTTGTTTAGTTATACTCAAGACACTTCAAATGCATATTGGGGCAAAAATAATTTGACTTTAACTCAAAATGTAGCTAATCCATTTGGTGCTAATACTGCGTATTTAATGACTGAAAATTCATCATCTGGATATCACGTTATGTATAGTGGTGTTGTAGCAACAACTGCTTTATCAACTTATTCTTGTTATTTAAAATCAAATGGCAGACAATGGGCTTGGTTATCCGATAATGGAGGGGGCGTTTATTTTGATTTAGTTAATGGTGTTGTAGGTACTGCATCTGGAGGTAGAACTGGAAGTATTACTAACATAGGTAATGGTTGGTATAGATGCGTAGTAAGTAACAATGCTATAAGTGGTGGTAATCAATATTATATAAGTTTAAGTTTGAATGGTGCAGATAGTGGTAATTATACTGGCAATGGAACAAGTGGTATTTATGTTTATGGGAATCAACTTGAACTTGGCTCAACTGCTTCTACTTACCAACCTATTCTAACTACTCCAGCTGCATTTATGGCTTCTCAAATGAAGTACAATCTTAAAGATGCAAGAGATTTAGATGCAGCATTCCGTTTAACTTGGTCTGGAGGTTGGACTTACTCTACAAATGGTGCTCAACCGAATGGTACGAATGGGTATGCTGATACGAAGTTAGTGCCGAGTGCAAATTTGAGTGCAAACAATATACATTTATCTTATTATTCAAGAACTGACTCCGCAGTAGCTTCAAGCTCTACAATGGGAGCTGATAGTGCAACAGATAATTTAAGATTAATTATAAGAAGGACAAGTAATATTGCTTTCACTATAATTGGTAGTGCGACTAAAGGTTTATCACAATTTTTAGTTACTGACTCAAGAGGGTTATTTGTAGCAAATGCTCCAAATTCAACAACAAGAGAACTTTATAAAAATAGTACATCTTTAACTCCAACTTCTCAAAGTGGTTTAGGCTTAAATGGGACTCCAAATGTTAATTTATATTTGAGTGCATATAACAATAATGGGGTTGTATTTGAATATGATAATAAACAATGTGCATTTTCATCAATAGGTGATGGATTGTCAAGTGCTGAAATAGCTTTGTTAAACCAACTTATAACTGACTTCCAAACAACACTTTCAAGAAACGTATAATTATGATAGTTTATAAAATATCCTTAACAGACAAAGAAAAGATACAAGGCAAAGCCTACGCACCAGATTGCTACTTTAACAGTATTCAAGATATACTTGACAACTGGGTTATATCAATAGAGGAATTAAACGGAATAGTATATCCAGAGTTTCTTTATTTAGCAGAGCAACAATGCGAAGAAGTAGATGGAGAACAAGTATGCCACTATGTAAATGTTACTCCGATTGAGTATCAACCTAAACCAGCTCCACCATTCCCAACTAAATAGAAATGTTTGTAGAAAATCAGCATCACAATAATAATATTTTATTAGTATCTTCATTAGTATTAAATGTAGCAGCTAACTTGACAAAGAGTGATATTACCTTTATTTTAGGTGTTATCGTTTCTTTATTGGCTATTGCTAACTATATAATTCAAATTAAAAAGAATTTAAAAGGTAAAAATGTTAAAAGATAAAGATGGCAAATGGTCGCTTAAAAGAGTTTTGGCACTCATTGGAAGTTTATGCTTGTTTACTAAGTTGTTTTCTCATGAAAGTTCTGCCATTATAGATGCTTGTTTAATGATAGTGCTCATCGGAATAGGTGGCTCGGTCGCTGAAAAGTTTAAAAAAGATTAAATGAAATATATACTACTACTAACAATCATTTTATCCTCATGTTTGACTGAAAAGAAATCGGTTAAGCAGTTGGCGTTAATTCAAAATAAATTCCCTACTCTAATAGCTCAAAATTGTGCTGATAAGTTTCCAAATAAGGAAACAATTGAAGTAAGGGAAGTAATTAAGTTAGATACTATTTTAAATTTAGATACTATCACAAAGGATAGCATAATCAATAACGAGGTTATTCGCTTCGTTTATCTTCCAGGTAAGACAATAACTAAAACAATAAAAAAGGATAGCATTATAAGGCTTGAAAATACTTCCAAACTATTTGTATTGGAAAGTAAATTAAAGGCTTCTAATGAGGCTCTAATTGTCGCTAATAGCAAGTTAAAAACATTAAGGACTATTTTGTATATAATGTTTGTCTTTTCGGTTGTATTGGTACTTCTTAAAAAACTTATATGGTAATATCTAACAAATTAAAAGAGTTAGTTAAAGAATTTGAGGGTTGTGAATTAAAGGCTTATAAATGTCCGGCTGGTATCTGGACCATTGGTTATGGGAATACTCAATATGAGAATGGCAAAGCAGTCAAAGAAAACGATATAATAACTTTAGAAAGAGCAGAGCAATTGTTGGAAATAATACTCATTAAGTTTGTTCAGCAAGTAGTAGAGTTAGTAAAATCCAACATAAATCAAAATCAAAAAGATGCTTTAACTGATTTTGCATATAACTGTGGAGTAGGAAACTTAAAAACTTCTACTTTATTAAAGAAAGTAAATGCTGATCCTAAAGACAAAACAATACGAACAGAATTTGAGAAGTGGACACGAGCAAACGGAAAGGTATTGAATGGCTTGGTTAAAAGGAGAAATGCAGAAGCAAATTTATACTTTTCATAAATAACTACGATGACAAAAAAACAAATCATTATTGAATTAAGACAAGAGTTCCCTAATACTCCGGTAAGGCAATTCTCAAGGATAGTTTATAATAAACATAAACAACTATTCAATGACTTAACAAGCTGCTACAGTCAATGCAATAAGGCACTTGGTAAAGGTGGCGAAGCTACAAGAAAGAATAACAAGAATGCAGAGCCATTAAATCCAGAAAATCCATACCAATTCCCTAAAAGCGAAGCAGTAGAGAATATACCTATTAAACTTCCGTTGGCTAATAACAACATTCTCGTTATATCCGATATTCATGTTCCTTATCACGATATCCAGGCTTTAACTTGTGCTTTTAATTACGGAAGAGATAAGAAAGTTAATACCATTGTAATAAATGGTGATTTAATTGACTTCTACCAAATTAGTCGCTTTCTTAAAGATCCAAGAAAAAAGAGCTTGGCTTACGAGATTGATGTTTGTAAAAACTTCTTACAAGTATTAAGAGCTACATTCCCTACTCAAGATATATACTGGATGCTTGGCAACCACGATGTTCGCTTTAATCATTGGATGATGGCTAAAGCTCCAGAATTACTGGATATAGCTAATGCTTCATTGGAGTCAATACTTGGCTTAAATGAGCTTAAAATACGTTTAATTGAGGATACTAAATTAGTTAAAGCTGGTAAGTTATTTATTCATCATGGACACTTATTGATGCGTGGTGCTTTTAGTCCGGTAAATGCTGCTCGTGGAGCTTATGTAAAGGCAAAGCAAAGTATCTTAATTGGGCACGTTCACAAAGTAAGCGAACATACAGAAACAAATTTAAGTGGAGATATTACTACAACTTGGAGTACCGGCTGCTTATGTGAGTTAAATCCAGATTATGTGCCATTTGCTAACAATTATGCTCATGGGTTTGCTCATGTTATTGTAGATAAAGAGGGAAATTTCAAAGTAGAAAATAAAAGAATATTCAAAGGCGAAATACTTTAGTCATGGCTGAAGAGTTAAACGAGGACCAGGAACAAGAAATCGAATGGGTAGTAGATGAAACTACTGCTTCCGAATACATAAACACATTCTGTTATGCTCTTGCTACAATGGAGCAGCTTAATGTTATGACTAAAGATGATAGAGAAGTTATAGACAATATCAAAGCTAAATCATTACGTATCGTTGAGAAGTTTGTTAATGAAACATACTTTGAGCTCTTCGATGATTAACTATATTCATTTAGATATAAAAGGCTTGTTTTAGTTAATACTATATTCAATAAGATATAAT